TGGCGGCAAGGTCAAGGCTGAGCTCTCCGATGTTGGAGAGGCGGGGGAGAAGTCTCTCAAGCGCATTGAGGCAGCATCGCAACCTGCATCAGCAGGATTGCAGATCGTCTCCAAGGCTGCCAACGATGCGTTTGCGCAAATGGAAGATGCGACCTCGCGTCTTGGCCTCCTTGGGACGGTGCTGGGAAAACTCGGACCCGCAGGTTTGATCGCCGGAGCCTCCATCGCTGCAGCTGGTTACGGCATGCATCAGCTGATCGTGCCAGTGGCCGAGGTTGGTGAAGAACTCAACAAGCTCTCTCAAAAGACAGCGGTTTCAGTAGAGGCCTTGTCTGCACTCCTGTATGTGTCGGAGTTGTCTGATGTCAGCACGGAGAGTTTGACCAAGGCCTTGAAGTTCTTGTCGACTGCGATGTTTGACGCAAAAGTCAAAGGCGGCGAGGGCAGCGCTGCGTTGCGCGCGTTTGGTATTTCGGCGTTGGATGCGAATAACCAAATTCGCCCGACCGAAGAGGTCTTGCTCGATCTTGCCGATAAGTTCTCAGCCATGCCAGACAGCGCTGAGAAAGCTGCCCTTGCGGTGAAGCTATTTGGCAAGAACGGTCTGGACATGATCCCGATGCTCAACCAAGGGCGTGAGGGCATCACGGCCATGATGGAAGAAGCCAAGCGTTTAGGCTTAGTGATGTCTGCAGATGCTGCGAGGGCATCGGAAGAGTTCAATGACAACCTGAAGCGACTGCATGCGGTCAACGAAGGTGTGCAGCGCCAGATTGGCTCGGCCTTTATTCCGATCTTGGCCGATTTGACTGAGCACATCTTCCTTGCCAAAACAGAGGCAGGTGGTTTTAGCAGTGAGCTGATTGCAATCAGCAACAACCGCCAGCAAGTGCTCAATTACTTAGAGGATGTGGCCAAGGGGCTTGGCTTCATTGCTGAGTCGGCAGTACTGGCCAAGCGGGTGATCTCTCAGCCGTTTGACAGTCTGTCTGTGGTGAGCAAGGACGTCGAAACATGGATGAAGAGCGACATGCTGCGCTCGATGAAGTCCATGGGGTACAACGAACAGCAGATTGATGCAGAGATTGCCAAGCTTCAAGGTGCACGTGACAAGTTCGTTGAATCAGCTAATGAGCGACTGGCACGCATCAACGACAACCCCGGTTATGTGAACTCGATCGAAAAGTTCTTCGATGAGCAACGTCGAACCGTTCGGGTGATGGGCCAGAAGTTTGTGCTTGATACAGCTGAGCAAGCTGCACAGGTTCAAAAGATCTATGACGAGTTCTTGCCCAAGATGCCCAGAAAGGCTCCCACTGGGATGGACTTCTCAGGGTTCGATAAGAACAATGAAGGTCTGCAGTTTTTAAAGCAACTCGAGCAACGCTCAATGCGTGTGACCGGTGGTGAAGCCGCTGAGCTCAGAGCCAAAGCGCTGGACTTGGAGAAAAAGGGCTACGCAGGTGTCCGGGCGGAGGCTGAAAAGTACATCCAGGTCATTGAGGCCATGGAGAAGCAAAAGGTCTCGGACAAGAAATTCGATGAGTACGAGAAAGAGCTCCAAAAGGTCCATCAGATCACCGAGGGCTACATCGGCAACAACCGACTCAAGCAAGAAGAGTTGGTGCTCAAGCGAGAAATGCTTGATGTGGGGGATGTCGAGCGTGCGGGCATGCAAGTGCGGTTCGATTTGGAAAAAGCTGCCTACGCTGCGCGCAGGCAAGCGGATCAAATCACTGACCCGGGTCTCAAGGCTGAGGCTATTGAACTTATCAACCATGCGCTGTCACGTCAGTTGCCTGTGATTGTTGACTTGGCCCGTGCTAATGCAGAGTACCAACGCAGCTTTGATTACGGCATGCGCTCATCGGTTCGCAGCTATGTGGAGGATTCCACCAACGCAGCCAAGCAAGCGGAACGGGCGGTGACTTCTGCTTTCAAAGGCATGGAGGATGCGCTCGTTCAATTTGTGACCACGGGTAAGCTCGACTTCAGCAGCTTGGCCAACTCCATCATTGCTGATCTGGTGCGCATTCAGATTCAGCGCATGGTCACTTTGCCACTTGCTGGGTGGTTGGGAGGTTTGGGTTCAACGCCCACGCCTGCACCTGGCGGCAGCATCGTTCCAATCGGTGCGACAGACCTTGTAAACCCCTTGGTCGCAGTGGCACACACGGGTGGCTTGATTGGCTCGGACAATTTGGCCTCCCGATCGGTGGGACTTCACAATTTCGCAGGTGCTACTCGTTATCACACGGGTGGCTTGGTCGAAGGGGAGGTGCCCATCATCGCGCAGCCGGGTGAGGCGGTGTTCACGCCCGGTCAGATGCGTGCATTGGGTGGGGCGCTTTCTTCTAAGAACCAACCTCAAGTGCGTGTGGCTGTGAATGTGATCAACAACGCTTCAGGCGTGGATGCGCGTGTTCAGTCTTCTCAACAAGCCGATGGTTCGATGCGTCTAGACATCATCGTGGAGCAAATTGAAGCACGTATGTCCCGATCGATTGGTCAGGGCACGGGGATTGCACCAACGCTTGAGCGTCGATATGGGCTTAACCCAGCGGCAGGAGCGATGCGATGATGAGTAGTTATCCACAGTTTCCGGTTGAACGGATCCCGCTTCCTTCGGTGGATGGTTACACCATCGCGCCTGGTGAAGCTGTGATTCGAACGGACATGGAGTCTGGTGCGGCCAGATCGCGGCGACGGTTCAGTCAAACGCCTGCACGGGTGAGTGTTCGTTGGAACTTGCGCCCGCTGACCTATGCGATTTTTGAATCTTGGTTCAAACACGAAATCCTCGATGGCGCTGAGTGGTTCGAGTTGCCCTTGCTTGCGGGCATTGGCATGGCCACGACACAAGCGCGTTTCACTAAGGCTTACCAAGCCAAGTTGGTGCGACGCAACCAATGGGAAGTCAGCGGTGAGCTGGAGATCCGAAATCGTCCAGTCCTGACCCGTGATGCGCTGGGAGTTCTTGTGAACTCCGACTTTGAAGCCTTGGAGCTTTCTATCGACTCGCTCGAATACCTCGTCCAACACCAACTGCCCTCAGAACCTTGGTAACTCAGGTCTGGGGGCTTTCTTTTGAGCTCCCATGAACCTGCAAGAACGGTTAGAAGCGACAGTCAATAAGGCTGAGGTCGATGTCTCCTTGTTGCACCAAGTGGTGCATGGAAACAATCAGACCGATGTGGTCACCGAAGGTGGCCCTGTCAAAACAGTGGCCAAGGCCATCCATCAGGTTGAACTTGACTTGGCTGCCTCACGCACAGAGCTCACAGCTCAGGTGGGGGAGGCCACAAGGCAAGCGGGCATCTCCACCAGCAGTGCCAACCTCTCGACATCCAAAGCCGCAGATGCAGCGGCAACGCTGGCAGAGGTCAAGGCTAGAGCGGACGCTGCAACCAGCGCAGTGGTGATTCCTACCAAGACATGGGTGGGAAACGGCACACAGACAGATTTTTCGCTTGACTATGCGGTGGGCCATCCCGGTGCATTACAGGTCACGGTCGCGAGTGTGTTGCAAACGCCCGTGGATGCCTATTCGCTGTTTGATTCCAGAACCCTGAGGTTTGTGACGGCTCCGTTGAATGGCGTGAGCATCACTGCGCGGATGCTGGATAAAGAGAGCCAGACGGGTGCAGCCGCTGCGATGGATTGGGCGACCAAGACCACAGGGCCTGTTCAAGGTGTTGAGTATTCGGCGAAATACCAAGCGCAGGCGGCAGCGGGTAGTGCGAGCGCATCTAGTGCTTCGGCTTCCGCCGCTGCAACCAGTGCTGCGGCTTCTGCATCTTCTGCTTTCACATCCAGTACCAAAGCCAGTGACGCTGCAACGTCTGCAAGCAATGCGGCGGCGTCTGCGGCAACTGCGACGACACAAGCCAGTGCGGCTTCCGGCTCTGCCAGTGGGGCGGCTGCATCGGCGACTGCCGCTGCGATTTCCGCCAGTACTGCATCTTCTAAAGCGACTGATGCATCGAGCAGTGCATCCAGTGCCTCTGGTTCAGCGGGAGCTGCAGCAACGAGTGCCAATACTGCGCAAGACTGGGCAACCAAAACCAGTGCACCTGTCAGTGGCTCCGATTACTCGGCGAAGTATTACGCCCAGTCCATCACAGCATCTGCCGCGACGGCAAGTCAAAAAGCAAGTGATGCGGCGGCGAGTGCCACGGCTTCGGCTGGGTCGGCCACGACGGCTACGGCCAAAGCCTCGGAAAGTTCTGCTTCTGCCACTAGCGCGGCATCGTCAGCGACTACGGCAACAACGCAGGCCACTGCATCGGCGGCATCTGCCACCAACGCAAGCGCATCTGCAAGCGCAGCCTCGGGTTCTGCAAACTCCGCCAATACCAAAGCAGGTGATGCTGCTACGAGTGCGACGGCTGCGGCAACCTCAGCGACCAATGCTGGAACGAGCGCAACGAGTGCTGCCACATCCGCGAGCGCGGCAGCGGGGTCTGCAACTACAGCGACGACTAAGGCTTCGGAGGCTTTGGCGAGTGCAAACGCATCGGCTTTGTCTGCCAGTGCTGCTTCAAACAGTGCGACAAGTGCCGCGAGTTCTCTGTCCTCTGCGCAAACGCAAGCAACCAAAGCGGCTGACTGGGCAGAAAAGACCGTCACCACGGTGGATGGGACGGGTTACTCAGCTAAGTACTGGGCGGCGCAAGCAGCGGGTTCTGCTGCTGCGGTGACGACCAACACCATCATTCCTGCGGAAACATTCACAGGCAATGGTGTGGCGACGGATTTCACGATCAGTCGTGGCGTGTCCTACCCGGGCGCTTTGTTGGTCACGGTCGCAGGTGTGCAGCAAGCGCCAGTGGATGCGTACACGACTCCCACTACGACCACGCTACGATTTAGCTCAGCGCCTGGCAATGGCGTCCTTATCAGTGTTCGGTATTTGGACAAAGAGGCGCAGTCGGGGGCCGCTGCCGCACAAGAGTGGGCGACGAAGACGACAGGCCCAGTTTCGGGCTCAACCGAATACTCCGCCAAGTACCACGCAGGTGCCGCAGCTGCGAGTAGTGCTGTTGCGACTCAGAAGGCAACCGATGCTTCTGGGTCTGCGTCGTCTGCTGCAGCTTCAGCCACAACTGCCACGACCAAGGCGTCCGAAGCTTCTGGTTCTGCCAGTGCTGCGGCGAGTTCTGCAACGACCGCCACTACCAAAGCAAGCGAAGCATTGGCGTCGGCGACAACCGCAGGTGCGTCTGCATCTGCGTCAGCAACTTCTGCAACTGCCTCCGCTGGCTCTGCGGCCACGGCGACTATCAAAGCATCTGACGCAGCAACGTCTGCGGCAACAGCCACAACGAAAGCATCAGAAGCCAGTGGCTCTGCAACTGGTGCTGCAAGTTCGGCCAGTGCAGCGAGCACGTCTGCCTCTCAGGCGTCGACTTCGGCCACCAGTGCTGCGACCAGTGCAACAGCATCAGCAACCTCAGCCAGTAACGCTCAGACCTATGCCACGCAGGCACAAGCTGCGGCAGCCAGTGCGCAGGGCTCAAGCGTTGCTCCGCAGGTGTTCACGGGCAATGGCAGTGCCACGGACTTTGCGCTCACCACGGCGGCAGCCAGTGTGACGAAGCTCATGGTGACTGTGGCCAATGTCATTCAAGACTCACTAGACGCCTATGTGTTGGTCAATAGCGGCGCAACGTTGCGGTTCACATCTGCCCCCTTGAATGGGGTGCGCATTGTGGTTCGGTATCTGTAGAGCATTTATTTGAAAGGAGGCCGTTGTGCCTATTACCCAAATCCCACCCGAGGGGCTCAAAGACTCGGGGGTCTCTGCTGGAACCTATGGATCTGCTTCACAAATCCCAGTGGTGACCGTTAACAGCAAAGGTCAAGTGACTTCAGCGGGTACGGCAGCGTTGGACTTGTCTACCAAGGTCAATAAAGCAGGTGACACGATGACTGGAACGTTGTCTGTTCCACGTCTGCAAGTCGCATCCACAGCGAACTACATCGACATGGTTGATACGGACTGGGGCACGCGTTCTTTTCATCACAACCAAGGGCTCATGGGATTTTTGAAATCCGATGGCAATTGGGATATGTATATGAACAACGGTGGCTCCATGTGGACGGCCAACTATGGCTGGCTACATGACTACTTTTTCTACAACGTGAGTAATTGCATTCGAATTAATGGAAATCCAAGTTCAGCCTGGTCTGGAGCCCCTAACTGTCAGGTGACAGATAACTGCTACAACTGCGGCGATTTCTCACCCAATCAGAGTTACACGCTACCGACGCTTTTTGATAACGGGGGTAACTTGAGGCTTGGCGCTTATGGCACTCGGTACAACTGCAATTGCGATTGCAACTGTTGCTAAGGGGGAATTATGAAACTTCATCTAACAACAAAAAATACCCCTTTTGCACTTGATGTTGTCTTGACTGGAACTGTTCTGTCATTTCAGATCAGACCAGTTATGCAAAGGAGTTTTGTGGGAGATCCACAAGAAGAGGATGCCAATGGTTACAAATTTTTCGATCAGTCTTTGATTACAGAATGGCGTGGAGACTGGGGGGTGTTTGAAGATGGTGCATACGAGCGAACGCTTGACTTGCAAACGCTCAAGTCGCACGCTGAATTCGGTGACCATGCTTCCTTCATGCTGTATGCCCCAAAGGGATGGGCCTCAGAAGGAGTGCGCGAAAGTCTCTTCGATCACACGCCAAATCTGTACGTGGCCACGTTGGCAAGCAAGATGGATGCGCAGGCGTATCACGCGACCGTGGTTCAGGCGCATCCCATCGGTCACATCTTGGTGCCATTCAAAACATCTGAACTCGCAGATTGGTTGCTTGGTTTCAATGTGTTTGATCCTGTTCTTGTTAAAACACAAGGCGACATCGATGCAGAGCCTTGTGTCACTCTGGCTCTGGCGCGTATGGAGTCTTTGCCAGTGGTGCGGTTCATGCCCAGCACTGAATCGGACGAAGGGCTGATTGTTAATTTCAGACTTGAAGAGCCTGATGGCCTGCCAATCACCCATCACGATGCAGAGATCTATCTGGATTCAACTGCTGGGTTCTTACGTGACCGTCGTGTGATGACAGTTGATGGAGCAGGGAGCACTGTCTTTAAAACAGACGGCTTGAGCTCATGCACCCAAGTCAAGATCAAAGTTGGCTTCAAGTACTTCAGCGGTACCGATGATTTGGTGGTGAGCGTTCCATGATCCTTGACCTTTTTCCTCTTAAAACAGGGATCTGGTCACTTGGGATGGATGCGGCGTTTGATCAAGGGCTTTATGAAGAGCTCTTGCAATTGAACGCACGTATGCAAACAGGCGATCAGATCTGGGAGCGCAAAGACCACAACATCTTTGACGGACATTCACCAAATTGCCAGACATTACAGGCTGCCGTTTTATCCAAAGTGCAGGAGCTTCTTGGTCCAAACGGGCGAGTGGTACATGTGCAAGGGCGAGAGGTCGTTCGTGCGAATGGTGTCGAAATCATGCCGCATAACGACGAAGACGAATGTGATGTGCAGGCTGTCTATTTCCCATTTGGCCCTGAGCTTGACGTTGCTCATGGGCTGATGCCGCAGGTCAATCAATTCGCTCCCAACGGCTTTGCCATTTGTAACCCCGCCTGGCGCTCGTCTGGGTTTGCTGGGTTGCTCATGCCTTGGGAGTCCCCATCCAAGTTCTGGATCAAGCCTCATCGCGGTCTGTTGATTGCGTTTGATGCCAGAGCGATTCATTTTCAGAAACCCTATTTTGGGGAGCAACCGTTCATGAACATTCTTTTCAATATCAAAGTGGAGCGCATCCATGGCTGAGTTTCGTATCTATGTGCTCAAACCTGATGGATCAGAGGACTTGCTGGTTTACAACAACCAAACTTCGAGCCTTGTGTGGAGTAACGGCCAATCGGTCGTTCCCTTCAAAACACGCGCATGGCGCGATGCGACTGTTGTTTCCAAAGATCAACCCGGTCGCAAGGGAAATGTCCGCGTGCTCAAGATCAGCCTTGGCCTGCTTTGCAACTACGCCTGCACTTACTGCTCACAGCGGTTTGTGCCTCATGCGGAGCAAACCAATCCAGAAAATGTTGAATCGTTTTTACGTTCTCTGGAAGACGCGCTGATTGAGCCTCCAGAGCGCATTGAGTTCTGGGGCGGTGAGCCGCTGGTTTATTGGAAAACCTTAAAACCGCTGGCTGAGCGTTTGCGCGCCATGTACCCCAAGGCTCAGTTCAGCATGATCACCAATGGGAGTCTGCTGGATGCGGACAAGAACGCATGGATTGATCGCTTGGGATTTTCTGTAGGACTGTCGCACGATGGTCCGGGTTATCACGCCCGAGGAGCCGATCCTTTGGATGATCCACAAAAGCGAGCTGCCATTTTTGATCTGTACGCGCGCCTCAAGCCTGAGGGACGAATCAGCATCAACGCCATGATCCATGCAAGTAACCCAAGTCGCGCGCATGTGCAGTCTTGGTTGCGCGAGCGTTTTGGTGAAGATGTGGTGATCGGCGAGGGCGCATTCATTGACCCGTATGACGAGGGTGGGCTGGCGTCCACATTCCAGACTTCAGCCGAGCGGATCACTTTCAGTGCCCATGCGTTCAAAGAGTTGCGCGCAGGTGCCGTGATTAGTTTTGACATTGCTCGCAAGAAGATCATGGACTTTGTGGAATCAGTGGCTCAAGGCCGTCCCGCCAGCACTTTGGGGCAGAAATGCGGCATGGACCGTACAGACAACCTCGCGATTGATTTGAACGGCAATGTGCTCACTTGCCAAAATGTGAGTGCAGCGGCGGTGGCTTCAAACGGTGAATTCCACAATATTGGGCATATTTCGCAACTGCAAGCGGTCAAGATGCGTAGCGCTACCCATTGGAGTCAGCGAGATGCCTGCTCAAACTGTCCCGTGCTTCAGTTGTGCAAGGGCTCCTGCATGTTCTTGGACGGTCCGTTGTGGACGGCAGGGTGTGATGCTTCGTATGCTGACAACGTGCCGTTCTTTGCCGCTGGCATTGAGTTCCTCACTGGTTGTTTCCCGTTCTACATCGAGGGGGATTTTCCGCAGGAACGTCGAGACATCTTCGGTTTGGTCAGTGAGCACTCAGAAGTCAAAGAGCGTCGAGTCATTCCCATCAAGGTAGAACATGCCTGATGTGACGTTGAGTGACGCGTTGAAGGAGGCTTACGCGAGCGCGCCTTCGGATGTGGTGATCCTGCATACCTTGGAGCTACGTCACCCAGACTTTAAAAATGAGTTTGGGGTGACAACTGCCATTCGGGTAGTGCGAGATCAACAAGACCTCTTTGCACGCCTCGAACCCTCAGCCCCGTTGAACCCAAGCCAGACGGTGAGGTTTGTGGCCATGGGCTTTGATTTAGATTTGCCGCCTGTAGACATCGCACCGGTTCCTGAGGTCGTGTTGACCTTGGATAACGTCTCGCGTGAGATCGTCAAACACCTTGATGCCGCATCCGAGTCAGAAGCTTCTATCGAAGTCACCTATCGACCGTATTTGTCGAACGACATGGAGGGGCCGCAGATGGATCCTCCCATCACGTTGGTACTGACCGAGGTAGAGGCTGATGTGATGCGTGTGAGCGCAAGAGCTCGGATGGTGGATATCGGAAACAAGGCGTTTCCGGGGCGTCTGTACACCGCGACGGAATTCCCAGGATTGGCTCGGTGACGGAGATGACATGAAACCAACTGATGGTTACTGGGCGCACCGATACATAGGTCGTCCATGGATAGCAGGTGCGCGAGGCCCCGAGTCATTTGACTGCTGGGGTCTTTTTTTATGGGTCCAAGGAAAGCACTTCGGACGTGAGCTTCCACTTATCCCCGTTGATGCGCTGAGTCTGCGTGTGGTGCTCAAGACATTTAACGATCACCCCGAGCGAAAACGCTGGCAGCGCGTGTCCGCCCCAAAGCATGGGGATGCTGTGCTGATGCGTCAGTCCAGATATCCGGTGCATGTCGGTATTTGGCTGGACATTGATGGTGGTGGCGTGCTGCATTGCGCGCAAAGCGTGGGTGTGGTGTTTCAGGACTTGTGGGCACTAGACCGTCATGGCTGGCGTGTCGAAGGGTTTTATGCATTTCGAGGTGATCCATGCCAAGCAGCAATGACGGTGTCGTAGTTTGGCTTCGAAACCCGTTCGATCCCCATGAGCGTGATATCCATCACGTTCAGGGAAATCCAACCATCAGTCAATGGATGAACCAAGAGCAGATCGTTTTTGAGCAACCAACGCTGGTGCTCAAGAACGGCAAGCCAGTGCTGATGGCCGAGCGTGGTGTGACCCCCATAGATGCTGGCGATGTCATCGCACTGGTGTCATTGCCGCAGGGGGGTGGAGGAGGCGGCAAGAACCCTCTGCAGACGGTTTTGATGATTGCCGTGTTGGTTGTGGCCAATGCCTATGGCGGGGAGTTGGCTGCATCGTTTGGGTATTCAGGGGCCGTGGCAACTTCGGTGGCATCGACCGCGATTGCAGTGACGGGTTCCATCATTGTTAGCGCGTTGGTGCCGCTACCCAATCAGAGCCTGCCCAATGCGACTGCGAGTTCCTCCTCCCCAAGTCCTACCTATTCGTTGCAGGCCCGAGGTAACTACGGACGGCTCTCGCAGCCAATTCCTGTTGTGTACGGTCAGCATCTGATTTATCCGGATTTGGCAGCAATGCCCTATACGGAGTACGTCAACAACGAGGAGTACCTGCATCAGCTCCATGTGATTGGCATTGGGCACTTTCAGTTTGAAGAGCTGTCGATTGATGACAGTCCGCTTGCATCGTTTGAAGAAGTACAGGCGCAAGTTATTGAGCCGGGTGGTCAAAACACCTTGTTCAACAACGATGTGGTGACAGCTGCTGAAGTGACAGGGCAGGAGTTGATTGCCGTCGCTGATACGGGCGGCAGCATTATTGGCCCGTTCGCACTTAATCCTGCAGGGACTCAGGTCAATCAGATTGGCATTGACGTTGTGATGATGCGTGGGTTGTATTACGCGACTGACGGCGGGACGCTGGATAGCCGAACCGTTCAATGGCGGGTTGAAGCTAGAACCCTTAACGATGACGGAGACGCCACATCTGGATGGATTCATATTGCTGATGAGTCCTACTCTGCTGCGACCAACACGGCGCAGCGAAGAACCTACAAATATGGTGTGGGTATAGGGCGCTACGAGGTGCGTGTTCAAAGGCTAGACACCAAAGACACCAGCACCCGAGCTGGGCATGAACTTCGATGGGGACAGGCCAAGGGGTATCTGGTCAATCCAACATTGCCCTCTGATTTGACCTTGCTGGCATTGCGCATGCGCGCAACGGACAACTTGTCACAGCGCTCATCCCGCTTAGTGAACTGCTTGGTAACGCGCAAACTCCCAGTTTGGTCAAAGACCACAGGTTGGAGTGCACCGCAAGCCACCCGCTCGATTGCTTGGGCATTTGCTGATGCAGCGCGTGCGAGTTATGGGGCGGGGTTGCCTGATGCAAAGATTGACCTCAATGCATTGGCTCGGCTCGATGGCGTATGGTCTGCGCGTGGCGATACGTTCAATGGTGTGTTTGACCAGAACCTAACCGTTTGGGATGCCATGGGGCAGATTTCTAGAGTGGGGCGTGCTGTGCCATTCTTGCAAGGTGGCATCGTGCGAATTGTTCGAGATGAGCCCAAGACAATACCTGTGGCTTTGTTCTCCACACGAAACATCGTCCGAAGCAGCTTGAAGATTCAGTATGTGATGCCCGGCGAAGCAACAGCGGATGCCGTCACAGTTGAATACTTCAACCCCAAGAGCTGGAAATCGGACGAGATCACAGTCGCTCTTGCTGGTTCCACTCTGTCCAAGCCTGCGCGCTTGAAGCTTTTTGGTTGTACCGACAGATCGCAAGCTGCACGTGAGGGAAAGTACATCGCCGCAGCCAATCGGTACCGCAGACGAATCATCACTTTTAGGACGGAGCTCGAAGGGTTGATTCCAACCTACGGCGACTTGGTGGCCATCAGTCATGACATGCCCAGCTGGGGTGTAAGTGGTGAGTCTCTGTCATGGGATGGTTCATCAAGGGTGTTGTTCTGTTCTGAGCGCTTGCCTTGGCTGGCGGGGGCAAATCACTACATCGCGCTCAGACGCTTGGATGGCTCAGTCACTGATCCGATTGGTGTGACGCGCGGTGCGACTGACAGGCATGCCGTCTTGCAGCAAGCGCCGAGCGTTGATATCGAAACCGGTGGTGGTGAAGAGCGAACGCACTTTGCTTTTGGGGTGGGGCAGACTTGGGCCCAGATGGCGCGCGTTATGAGCGTCAAACCTCGAGCTGATTTGGTGGAGATGACCTGCGTGGCAGAAAGCGCTGCAGTTCACACCGCTGATCAAACATAAACGAACGAGTTGTTCACAACCCGCCTTGAAGCGATTCAGGCGGGTATTTTTTTGGAGTTAAGAAATGCCAGAACCAACAAGTAGCGGAGTGGCTGGAGCCGCCGCTGCGTACAAAGCCTTTGGTGGAACGGCTGCTGCCGCAGCCAGTGGTGCAACGCTTGCTGCAGTCGTGGTCATGCTCATGACGCCACCTCGCGATAAGCGTGAGTGGACAGTGGGGCTGATCAGTACTGTTGTATCGAGCATCTGCGGCGGGGCGATCACCATCGAGTATTTCCAGCTTCATCACTGGGCGTTTTCGACGATTGGCCTGTACGCCATGGGTGGAGTGATCTTTGCTTGTGGCTTGCCCGGTTGGGCATTGGTACGGTGGATTTTTAACTTCATCGTGGAGCGGCGTGATGCCTCAATTGATGAGGTGGCCAAAGAAGTGAAGGAGATGCTGTGAAACCACAAGACTTCATTGCCCTCATTGGCCCTGCCGCACGAGCTTGTCACAAGGTTGCGGGTGTTCCAGCCAGTATCACAGTGAGCCAAGCGGCACTCGAGTCTGGCTGGGGAGAGTCAGGGCTCACCAAGACGGCCAATAACTTGTTCGGGATTAAGGCAGACAGTTTGTGGCGCGGTGAAACCGTGACGCTTGACACCAAGGAGTTCATCCGAGGGCAGTGGGTCGTTGTGCCCGCTAAGTGGCGCAA